ACCTAATAATATATTAAATGGTTGGCGAGTAAGAAAGACTTGTTTACGTTTAGGTAGTAAGATTATAGGTAAATGTATGATGGGTTCAACATCTAATGCATTATCTAAGGGTGGTGAGGAATACAAAAAGATGTATTACGACTCAGACCCTAAAAGGCGTTCAGCTAATGGTCAGACTAAAAGTGGGCTATATTCTTTATTTATACCTATGGAGTGGAACTTTGAAGGGTATATAGATAAGTATGGTATGCCTGTATTTGAAGATCCAGAAGAACCTGTTGAAGGTATGGATGGAGAGATGATAGAACAAGGGGTTATTACTTATTGGAATAACGAAGTTGAAGCGTTAAAGAGTGATGCAGATGCACTTAATGAGTTTTATAGACAATTCCCTAGAAGTGAATCACATGCATTTAGAGATGAATCAAAAGAAGCGTTATTTGATTTAACAAAGATATACGCTCAGATAGACTACAATGATACATTGTTGAGGGAGAAGTTATTAACTAGAGGTTCATTCCATTGGAAAGATGGAGAGAGGTTTAAAGAGGTTGTTTGGACTCCAGATAGGAATGGTAGGTTTCTAGTTTCATGGTTACCTGATGCTAAGATGCGTAATAATGTGATTGTGAAAAATGGATTAAGATATCCAGGTAACGATCATTTAGGTAAGTTTGGGTGTGATAGTTACGATATATCTGGCGTTGTAGGCGGTGGTGGTTCGAATGGAGCACTTCATGGAATGACAGGTTTTCACATGGATAATGCACCTACTAACCACTTCTTTTTAGAGTATGTAGCTAGACCTCAAACTGCTGAGATATTTTTTGAGGATGTACTTATGGCTATACATTTTTATGGTATGAGTATACTTGCAGAGAATAACAAACCACGTTTGCTTTATTATTTAAAAGAGAATGGTTATAGAAATTTCTGTATGAATAGACCTGACAAAGATAAATCTAAGCTATCTAAGACAGAAAAAGAGCTTGGTGGCATACCTAACTCATCTGAAGATGTTAGACAAGCACACGCAGCGTTTATAGAGGCTTATGTACATAAGTATGTTGGTTATGACACAGAAGGTACATATAGAGAACCTGATGTTATGGGTGATATGTATTTCACTAGAACCCTTGAAGATTGGGCTAAGTTTGAGTTTAATAACAGGACTAAATATGATGCTGCTATTAGTTCAGGTTTAGCTATTATGGCTAACAGTAGGTTCAGTTTTAAGGACACAGAGAAAAAATCAAAAATAAGTATTAAATTTGCTAGATATAATAATTCAGGCAATAGAAGTCAATTAAAGTATGAATGATAAGGTAAAAGTTCTTATAAAAAATACTCCATTCCCAGATCAGTTAGCTACTGATGAAGAAAAGGGTACTAAGCAGTATGGCTTATCGGTAGCGAAAGCTATTGAAGGTCAGTGGTTTAATCAAAACAGAAGTAACAGTTGTAGGTTCTATGACCAATATAAAGACTATCATACTTTAAGGTTATACTCTAGAGGTGAACAACCTGTAGGTAAATACAAAGATGAATTAGCTATTAACGGAGATATATCACATTTAAATTTAGATTGGTCTATTGTACCTATTATCCCTAAGTTTGTGGATATAGTTGTTAATGGTATGAATGATAGACTGTATTCTATTAAGGCTGAATCTCAAGATATCACTTCAGCTGAAAATAAGAATTTATTTCAGGAAGAGATAGAGAAGCAGATGGTAGCTAAACCTATCTTAAAAAGTGTTAAGGACCAATTAGGTGTAGATGCTTTCACTATGCCTGAAAATGAGATACCTGAAACTAGCGAAGAACTTTCTTTATATATGCAATTGAAATATAAGCCAGGTGTTGAGATAGCTGAAGAGACTGCTATTAATACAATATTTGAGCTTAATGAATATAAAGAGTCGGTTAAGCCTTCCTTTGATTACGATGTAACTACATTAGGTGTAGGATTTGTTAAACATGATTTTAATCCTGTTGATGGTGTTAAGATTGATTATGTTGATCCTGCAAATGTTGTTCATAGTTATACAGAGAAGAGAGACTTCTCAGATTGCTATTATTTCGGAGAAGTAAAACAAGTTCACATTTCTGAGTTATATAAAATTAAACCAGATATTACTGAGAGAGAGCTAGAGGAAATTAAACAGTATGGGTCAGCTTGGTTTGATCAATACCCTATAGCTAGAAGCTATATGGATGATACTTTCTCTGGAGAGATGGTCAACTTATTATACTTCAATTATAAAACAACTAAACGTTTCGTATACAAGAAAAAGACTTTAGAGAATGGTGGTGAGAGAATTATCCGTAGAGATGAGTCTTTTAATCCAGAAGAAAACGATACATTCTCAAGACATGACATTGTAAAAGATGTTTGGTATGATGGTATTATTGTTTTAGGTAGTAATCATTTATTAAGATGGAATATGCTTAAGAATATGGTTAGACCTGACAGTGCTACACACAGAGCTTATTCAAATTATATTGGTTATGCACCAAGACTTTATAGAGGTAATATTGAATCTTTAGTAAAAAGAATGATTCCTTTTGCTGATCAAATTCAGTTAACTCATTTGAAGTTACAACAAGTAATGGCTAGAGTTGTACCTGATGGTATCTTCATTGATGCCGATGGTCTTAATGAAGTTGACTTAGGTAATGGTGGAGCATATAACCCAGAAGATGCGTTAAACTTGTACTTCCAAACAGGTAGTATTGTTGGTAGAAGTTACACAGGTGAAGGTGAATTTAATAATGCTAGAGTACCTATTCAAGAGATTTCTACTAATAGTGGTCAAAATAAGATGTCTGCTTTAATTGGTTCTTATAATTATTATTTGAATATGATTAGAGATGTGACTGGACTTAACGAAGCTAGAGATGCTTCTACTCCAAATCCAGATGCATTAGTTGGTGTTCAGAAGTTAGCAGCGTTAAATAGTAATACAGCTACTAAGCATATCTTAGAGGCAGGTTTAAATGTAACTAAGAAGTTAGCTACTTGTTTATCTTTGAGGGTTTCTGATGTATTAGAGTATTCTGACTTTAGAGAAGAGTTCGCTATGATGATAGGTAAGTATAATTTATCTATATTAGAAGACGTTAAGAATTTACATTTACATTCATTTGGTATTTTTATTGAATTAGAGCCAGATGAAGAAGAAAAGCAACAATTAGAGCAAAATATTCAGATTGCACTTCAGAGAGATCAGATTGACCTTGAAGATGCTATTGATATTAGAATGGTTAAGAATTTGAAGTTAGCTAATGAGTTGCTTAAAGTTAAAAGAAAACGTAAGGCACAGGAAGCACAGAAGATTCAAGAGCAACAGCAGCAATTCCAAGCACAGGCTAATATGCAATCTCAACAGATGGCAGCACAATCTAAAATGGAGCAAATCAATGCTGAAGCTATGGCTAAATCTCAAGTTAAAGAGATTGAAGGTAACATGGAGATAAAGAAGTTACAAGTTGAAGCTGAACTAAAAAGACAATTGATGGAGATTGAGTTCAACTATAACATGCAGTTGAAAGGTATTGATACTCAACAATTAAAAGATAGAGAGAAAGAAAAAGAGAAAGCTAAAGATGGTAGAGTTTTAAAACAAGCTTCTGCTACAAGTAAATTAATAGAGCAAAGACAGAAAGGTACACCACCTGTAAACTTTGAAAGTTCTGGAAATGATGTATTAGGAAGTGGTTTTGACTTAGAGTCTTTTGCACCAAAATAGATAATTATGATTGATAAAAGCAAGATGAAATGTAAAAAGCCTAAGCTTACTCAGAAACATACAACAAAGAGCCACGTTGTTAAAGCTTGTGTTGAGAGGAAAGAAAAGATCATTAGATTTGGGCAGCAAGGTGTTAGTGGTTCTCCAAAGAAGAAAGGTGAGTCTAAGGCTGATGCTGCGAGACGTAAATCATTTAAGGCTCGTCACGCTAAGAATATTGCTAAAGGTAAGATGTCGCCTGGATATTGGTCAAATTCCGTAAAGTGGACGTTAGTGCTAATAATACAAAGTGGTTATATTTATTTTTAGTATATTAAAAAGAGGGTTATCTATAGATAAGGTATTAGAGCCCACAAAAATAAGTAAATAAATAATTACTATATTTGTTAATAAAAATTAAATTAAATGGAAGAATTTAAAGTAAGAGAGGTTGATTTCGAAGGAAATGTACTTAACTCTAATGAAGAGACTAAAACTGAGGAAACTAAAACTGAAGAGACTCCAATTGAAGAAACTCCGATTGAAGAAACTCCAGTTCAAGAAACACCAGTTGAGGAAAGTAAGTTAGAATTAAGTGATGACTTAGTTATCAATTATTTAAAAGAGAAGTCTGGTCGAGACTTCAGTTCTTTGGATGATATATTATCTGAGAAGGTAGTAGAGAAAGAATTAGAGTTACCTGAAGATGTTGAGGCTTATTATAAGTACAAGAAAGAAACAGGTAGAAATCTTGAAGACTTTTTAAAGTTGAATAGAGATTTAGATTCTGAGAGTCCAGAGAAACTTTTGAAAGATTATATTAAAGAAACTAATCCAGAGTTTGATGATGAAGACATCATGATGGCTATGGAAGAGTTTTCTTTCGATGAAGAGCTTGACGATGACTCTACAATTAAAAGAGCAAAGTTAGCTAAGAAGAAAGAACTTGCAAGGGCAAAAGAGCATTTTAATAAATTAAAGGAGCAATATAAAGTTCCACTTGAGTCAAGTGAGAGCCAAGTTTCCAATGAAGAGTTAGATGCTTTCAAGCAATATAAAGAGAGTCAAACGACTCTAGCTGAGGACCAACGTAAGCGTTCTGATTATTTTAAGGAGAAGACTGATTCTTTATTCTCTGACAAATTTGAAGGTTTCAAGTTTAAGTTAGACGATAAAACAGAGATGACGTACAAACCTGCTGAAGCACAAGCATTGAAAGAAAAACAGATGAGTTTAAACACATTTGTTGGATCTTTTTTAGATGACAATGGTTATTTAAAAGATGCTGAATTGTTTCATAGAGCGATTGCAATTGCTAGTGAACCAGAAAAGTTTGCCAAATTCTTTTATGATAAAGGTAAGACTGATATGGTTACTGATTTTGAGAAGGAAGGAAAAAACATTGATATGGTAAGATCTGGATCTCCTGCATCAACTAAGCAAGGTTTAAAAGTTAGAGCGGTTGATAATTCAAACACAAGAGGTTTAAAATTTAAAAAACGCTAAAATTTAAAAAAAAATGGCTGGTTCATTATTAACATCACCAGGTGTATCAATTACACCAAGTTCAGTAAAGGCTACATTGCCTACTAACTACATCACAAATTTTGATTTCTTAAATCAATATTTGCCTGATACTTACGAGAAAGACTTTGAGCGTTACGGAGATCGTTCTGTAGCATCTTTCTTAAGAAACGTTTCTGCTGAAATTCCAACTCAATCAGATTTGATTAAATGGACAGAGCAAGGTCGTTTACATACTAAATACCAAGTAGTAAATGCAGATTCAGTTATCACTACTGATAGTGCATTATTCTCAATCGCTGGTTCAGGTGTTTGTGTGTTTAGAAAAAACCAAACTGTATTTTTATCATCTGAGTCTACTACAGCTTCAGCTAAAGCAGTTATTTCTGCTGTTGGTACTGCTGATGGTTTAGCTGATGATCAACAATTCCAAGTTGAGTTCTACAATGCATCAGGTTCACCTTTCGCACAAAACGAAAAAGTAACTTCTTTCGTATATGGTTCTGAGTTCAAGAAAGGAACTAACGGAATGGAAGGTTCTTTAGAGGCTGATTTAGATATCTTCGATAACAAGACTATCATCATCAAAGATAGATACGAAGTTTCTGGTTCAGATATGGCTCAAATCGGATGGGTTGAAGTAGAAGGAGATAACGGAACAGGGTACTTATGGTACTTAAAGTCTGAGCATGAGACACGTTTACGTTTCGAAGACTACTTAGAAATGTCTATGATTGAAGCTGTACCTGCTGAAAACGCATCAGCTGCTGAAGCTTACTTATCAACTAACTCTGGTGGTGGTAACGCTGGGTCTGAAGGTTTATTTGAAGCTATCCAAACTCGTGGTAACGTATGGTCTGGTGGTAACCCATCAACTTTAGCTGATTTCGATTTAATCGTTAACAGATTAGACAAGCAAGGAGCTATCGCTGAAAACGCAATCTTCTCTAATCGTGAGTTCTCTTTCGATATTGATGATATGTTAGCAGCTCAAAACTCTTACGGTGCTGGGGGTACTTCTTACGGATTGTTCAACAACGATAAGGATATGGCTATCAACTTAGGTTTCTCTGGATTCAGAAGAGGTTATGACTTCTACAAAACTGACTGGAAATACTTAAACGATGCTACTTTAAGAGGAGATTTATCTGCTGGTAAAGTTTCAGGTGTTATCGTACCTGCTGGTACTAAAAACGTTTATGACGAAGTAATGGGTCAAACTGTAACAAGACCTTTCTTACACGTTCGTTACAGAGCTAACGAAAGAGAAGACAGAAAGATGAAAACTTGGATTACAGGTTCAGCTGGTGGAGCTAACAATAGCGATTTAGATGCTATGGAAGTTCACTACTTGTCTGAAAGAGCATTATGTGTTCTTGGAGCTAATAACTTCGTAATTTGCGAAGACTAATATTAATAAGAGAGGGATTTTAGTATCCCTCTCTATTTTTTTATAACAAATTTTATTTAAATTCAAATGGAAAGAAAAGATAGAACTTACTTATTAGTGAGTCAAAAGTCCCCAATTAACTTTATGTTGACTTCACGTCACACAAACAGAAAACCTTTATTATTTTTTGATGAGTCTGGAGACAGAGGTGTAAACAGAGCTTTAAGATATGCTAAGAATCAGAAAAGCCCATTTATTGATGAGCAAGATGAAAACGCTATTTTAGAGGCAATTGTATTTGTAGATGGTGTTTTAACTGTCCCTTTTAATAACCCAGTATTACAAGAATTTTTACATTATCATCCAGGTAACAAATTAAATGGTGGTGGTACATTCTATGAGTTTGATCCCGCTAAAGAAGCTGAAGAGAACATTAACAAATTGAACACTGAGGTTGATGCTTTAATTTTAGCTAGAACTTTAGATATTAGAACAATGGAATCTATCGCTAGAGTTTATTTGAAAGGAAATGTAGATAACATGTCTAGCTCTGAATTAAAGAGAGATATTTTATTGTTTGCTAAGAATAATCCTAAAGAGTTTTTAGAAGCTGCTGACGATCAAGATTTAGAGGTAAACAGTGTTGCTTCAAGAGCATTGGAAGAAGGTTATGTTACATTTAGAGCTGGTAAAGATTTATTCTTCAATTTAAAAGATAATAAGAAGAAAATCATGACAGTTAAGTTTGGTAACACTCCAGAAGGTGAACTTGCATCATGGTTACATTCTCAAGAAGGGAAAGAGTTTTATCAATTCTTATCTAAAGAATTTGAAAAAGAAGAAGCTTTGTAATAGTTTAAAAGTTAATATTCCAAAAGGGCACTGCTAAAAAGTAGTGCCTTTTTTATTATATTTGTATAATAATTTTCGAGCATGATAAATAATGTAAAAAATACTGTAGCTTCTATACTTAGCAAGGACAATAGAGGTTATGTTACTCCAGAAGAATTTAATCAATTTGCTAAACAGGCACAACTTGATATCTTTAGAGAGTACTTCACTAACTATAGTAAGGCTATAGCTAATCAAAATA